CTCAATTAGAGATAACTTTTGCCGGTCTTTCAGACCATTTGGTCTGATTGGACCACCACAGATTTTTATCTGCAGTGGGGTACAAAAATCCTCACAAGTGATATGAATCCCAGTGATCTGGGAATCGCCGCCGGAGCCACAATTATGTGTAGTTTCCGTCTACGTGGTGGAGCGAATACCACCACACAAACAAACCCACTTTTCACCACTCAATCATTGAGTGTTGAAATTGAAAATTTGATCATTCGATCACAATATTCAGAGTTGGGTTGGTTGGATCTTCCCTTACCATTGGGTGAAATCCAGAGCCTTGCTCACTTGACCCACGAACAGGTTGTCACGTTGATCAAGACCAAAGACATCGAGGAATTGCAATCCAGTGATGAATCGACCAGTCCCCGAAAAATTGGTTGGAGCATCATCATGGCTCAAGTTTCTCGTGGACTCAAGACTTTGTCTAAGCAACAGCTTATACCAGGTTTTGAGGGTGGATTTTCGGAGATTTTCGAAGGTCTGCTTATCCTCTATCACTGGCACAGCACGTGCAAGGACGTGAATGACTATTACGTTCTTGCACGAACAGCTTATATGTGCTTTACAGGCAAATCGTTGCCTCAAGCCATCATGGCCAGAATAATTCCTGAACCAGAGGTGCAGGGATTTGAAGAGGTGGTAGGCAAGATGCGTGACATTTTTGATCTTTCTATGAAGGTCACAGAGTGTGGTCTTGTGAAGCGTCTCAAAAAGATGTACACATATTTTTTGGTGCAGGGCATCCTTTCCCGTATGGGGATGGATGTCAAGGAAGATGAGTTTGTTGCCCTGTCTAATAAAGCCAAGGCAGTTAAGTTCTCGTCGCAAACGAATATGTGGGTGCACATTATTGAGACTACGATCTATATTTGCGAGCGCATTGTTTCATTCCGCAAGACTGGAAGCGTGGAAGCGTTTTTCCAGGAAGGTCAGGAGTGTGAACAGTGGCTTGTGGAATCCGATCGTTTGCTAGCTCTAGCGCCATTTACAGCCAACCTCCAACCTCATGGTACGACGTACTTTCGCTTTCTATCAGATCTCAATGATGCGATTGATAAGGGCCAAGGCTATGCCAAGGCCTTCCGAACTTTGGGAGCTGACAGAACGAACCCAGTTATGAAAAAGTTGGGAAACCTGATGCTTCTCAAAAACGCAGAGGTCACCAAACGGGCATCTATGAAGAGTAGACAAGCTCCTTTTGGTGTTTTGGTTTATGGACATTCAGGAGTGGCTAAATCCTCGTTCATGAGGGTTCTGTACCATGCCTTTGGTTCCATTTTCAACCTAGAGCGAGACGATCATTACCTTTACACTCGCTCTCCAGCGAGTGAGTACTGGACCAATTTTGACTCCAGTATGTGGGCGATTCAGATGGATGATATCGCTTTCTTGCGTCCTGGGGCGTGCAGTGACGTTGACCCAACGTTAAAGGAGTTGTTGAACGTAGTCAACAACGTGCCTTATGTGCCCCCTCAGGCTGATCTTTCCGATAAGGGAAAGACGCCCGTCTTGGCCAAGTTGGTCATGGCCACAACAAACTGTGAGGATTTAAATGCCAGTGAGTATTTCCACTGTCCTCTAGCTGTGCGTCGGAGATTACCTTATGTGATCGAAGTCGCCCCGAAGAGAAAGTATGTGCAAAGCAATGGCATTTTCATCAACCCTGACAAGCTTGAGGCTTCTCCAGGTTTTCCAGATTATTGGGATATAACAGTCAAGAAACTGGTTCCCTTAGTCGAGAACTGTGGTCGAGAAATGGCAACACTTGAGGTTGTTGAGCGTTTCAACAACATTCAAGACTTTGTCAAACACTTCGGTGAAGCTGCCAAACAACACTTTATCAATCAAGATAAGGGAGCTGCCGCCGAGGAATTTGTCAAGCAGGTTGACCTATGCCCAATATGTGTGGCATATAAGGAAGACTGTGTTTGCTCCACCCAGGTGGAAATTCAATCTGTGTGGGAAGGCATTTGTTACTATGCCTTTTGGGCGTATGTCAAGTGGCTCACGTGGTGGTTTAACTTCACCTGGATGCAGCAGTGTTGCGCTTTCGTGGCGCGATATCAGTGGCTGCGATGTTGGTTGACATACTTTGTCATTGCGTATCTTCCAGAGACGCAATTCGTTAGAGTCATGTCTGGACTAGCTCATCGTGTTAGAGACAAGCGAATGCAATTGTCAATTGCCTTCTTGACTCTACTTGCCACGGCCTTCGCAGTCTATACAGCTCGCAAGGAAGAAACGGAAGAGGAGACCCTCACTACCCAAGGGAATGTTTTGGGTACTACTGAGGATGACCTAGA